CTATTTTGCGCCCTCATGCTCCAGGCTGTAATGGTTTCCGTCCTGGAAGCGTCCGCCCCAGGTGCCGCCCTGACTCTCCCACCACTCGCCAAGCCGCCGGTGATCGCTCGACTGAGAGAGCCACACGCCATTCTTGAAGAGATTGAGGTCAATAGCCAGCCGGAGCTTGTGGCAAGATCGCCCCGCGCCATAGCCTTTTTTCTCGCCCATGGCACCGTGCAACCGTGGATCGCGGTAGGCATCGCCCAGCGAAACCTCGTAGCCCATGGCATACGCCTGATCAATCAACCGCGCCACCATGTGGGAAAATCGCTGTTGTTTTTGTCCTAAAGTCTCCATTTGCGAATCCTCACTAGATGGTCCCGCCACCCAAGGTGATCGGGATATGCCATGTCCAATCGTCTGCAGCTGATTCGTCTGAAGCGGCGTTAAAGGTCACCTGCACCTCAAGAAACGCCTTGCCGACCGTGGTAATCGTTGCCGTCGACGCACGGGGAAATTTCACCACAACCTTCGAATGCTCCCAATCAGCCCCAGGGGTACCGCTGCTCAAAGAGAGCGGAGTCGAGGTTAACGCGGTTTTTTTGTCGGCGGCCACGATAGCCGCCTGTACCGTGCTTGTGGTCGACGGTATGGCAAACGCCGCCCCATTGATGGTCAGATTGACCGTATACGGCCGGCTGTCTCCAAGTGTGATTTCTGGCGCAGTAGCCATCAGATTATGTCTCCATCAATGATTGAGGATATTGTCGCCACCGTAACGGCATCGTCAACCGATCCGTCCAGTGGTGCCGCGGCGATATTGCCTGCGAGTTGGGGGGCGCTGATATCGGCCGCAACTTCTCCCATAACAATTTCAACCCCTACTGTTTGATCCACGATTACCCCCTCCATCCCACTGGCCAAAATTATCGTTGTGTCTCCGCCGCCACCTTGAGCAAGGAGATGTTCCCACGCATCACCATTCGCAATGGTTGATCCGGCTATTAGCGTGTTCCAGGCATCCATCAGCGCTCATAGCTCCAGACAGATTCCGGGGTGGCACGGCTGCTCACGGCGGCGTCCAAGGCATCAAGATTCACCGCTCTGGCGGGAGTCACCCCTTGCGCTGTCAGCCCAGCTTGCACAGTGGCGATAGTGGCGGCGGCTCCGGTTGAAATGGTGATAACCTCAACCTGGGGAGGCACATAGTTGATGTCGACCCTCGTGGTGCCGGAAAGCGGGGTGCGGTCAAAGCAGGCAATTCCCTCCTGACCGTCGTCGGTGATGATGATTCCGGTGATGGTCAGGGTGTGGCTGACGTTGTAAGGGACGATGCGAGTGCCAGACAATAGCACCACATATCGCTCCGTGGACTTTCCACTGCCCTTGGGATCGTTTCCCCGCGCCGAAAGAAAAGGCGAGTACATCCGCAATGACTCATCGACTCGCCGCAGCGTCCTCACCTCTTTGTAAATATCAATCGGATGGATCGACGCCCCCACGGTATCGGCTCCCAAATAAATGTCTCGGTTCAACGGATCAATGTGATCAATTAAGGCCATCAGTCCACCACAATGAGGCCGGTGGCAGGATCAAGCGCACCGCCATATTTTTCGATGATAAGGTCAATCGCGGCCAGGGTGAGAGCTTCGGCTATCCCCGCCGCTGATATTGTTCCCGCTGGTGGATGACCCGGATCGACGAGCGGGTATGTCCGCAGAGCAATTGCCCCAACTCTGGCCGACACCTGTCCCCAGCGATCCACCGTGTTGTGGACCTGCTTGAAATCGTCGCTCATCTCAACCCGCTGGATGATCAGGTTGATCCATGGCTCCGCTCCAGGCGTGGGCAGATCGATGTAGATTTGTTGGGTGCGGAGTACTGTTTTCATCAGGCGTTGGTGTCCGTGGTTGGGGCGCAGGTCACGGCAACCACAGAGGTCCGGGTAATGGTCGCCGCAGTTAACGCTTGGGCGGCTCCGCCATCACCCTCAACCACCACAATGATGTCTTTATCCACTCCAGCCGACAAGCCGGCCTGGGTGTTGGTGTCGTAGGCATAAGCAAAGTTCACCTTGCCCGCCACGGCATCGGTGGACACGTTTCCCTTGACCGGACTACCGGAATCATCATTGACTGTGACTGCCCCGGCTGTGTCAAAATCAGCCGTAGACGCACCATTGGCATAAAAGACATGGTACCAGGCGTTGGTGTCCGCCACGGCTGCAGACCCAACAGCAATCTGCACCTCTGGGAAAAATGGGTACGTTTTGGCGTTTCCTGAATCATCAGTCTGGATAACATTCTGTTTTTCTGCGGTGCTCAAGCCATCAATAAACAGGCCGGTCGACGTGACCACCTTTCCCGAGGTGTTGCGGCTGTACCATACCCTGCCTTTTTTGCCGTTGTACGTTCCGGACCCGATATCAATATCTGCATCCTGGAGGGCAAGGGCGTCAAGGAAAGCAGCGCATTGCTGCATCGATCCTCCCCCGGTGTTGTTGAGCACCCAGAGGAAAGCACCGTCAGCCTCGTTAAATCCAGTCCTGGTTGCTGAAGATGATAATTTTTCCAAGCTCATCCCCGTCCAAGGTGCGATCTTGGCCGCTCCGTAGACATCGGCCAGGGTGTATGAGTTATTGGAGTTGAGCGTTTCGCCCACGCCATAACCTGCAGAGAATCCAGAGAACTCAGTGATTCCGGTCAATACAGAAGTGGTTTCGCCGGCGTTGTAACCCCATGATCTGGTCCGCACTACCAACACCGAAGCGGTGTAATCGAAATCACCGGCGCCGGTATCTCCATAGGCCGTATCGCCATAAACCTGGACAACCTCGTTGATACTGCCGGTGCGGATAAAATTGGTCCAAGTTGCTGCCTGGAGCGTGGCCTCGGCGGTATCGGCGACCAGGGTGTAATAAGAGGTGGTCCCATACTGGATCGAGTTGAGCGATTTGACGCCGTGATAGATGCGGTCCTTTGCCGTCTGTCCATCGCCGGAATCAGCAAACTCAATGAATCCACTGCCCCTGATCTTGGCCCGGTCCGTGCCGTCTAGCTTTACCCCGTTGACGAAGTTAAACGCCCCAGAAAACCTGTAATCACCATCGGTCCCCCGCTTGTATTTGCGCAGATTCTCATCAAGTCGACGACGGGCATTTTCGAAATTGTACAAGGCCCGCATGGTTATTCCATCGGCATTGTTGAGCGGATTGGTCACTGCCCCCGCTCCGAAATCCACAGTCGCCAATTCATTGGCGCCGATCAACTGGATCTCATTATTTGCTACGTCAAAATAAACATTGCCATTGGGAGAGCTTCCCCGTGGATTGGTTGATTGCTTGAGGGTGGTGCTGTAGTTGGTATGATCAATCAAGGCCATGATAATGTCTCCTATGCGTTAACGTCGGCTTTGAGGGTTAGCGTCAGCGTCTCGTTGATGTTCGTAACCGTATGCGAGGTCAAAAACTCCTCATAACCACTCTGCATAACCTGGATATAAATTGTGTTGTTGAGCAGGCTGGCGGCTGAGTAGGTGTAAGTGGTGGATGGGTTGGACTCGGTTCCTGACAACTCAGTTCCAAGAGTTCCGGTAGGAGTGTTGTCTGCTTCGTAGATGCGGATTTCAGCTCCGGTGAGGCTGACGTTGGCGGTGATGGTGAGAGTGGCGGCGATAGGCACTAAGCCGTCTCCGTGGTCCCACTCAAAAGGCCCAACATCCCAATAGTTATTTGGGTAGGTGGATGCTTCGTAGTTAGGGCAGATGGTGCCCAACATATCCACCGAATCGATTATTCCAGACAAATCCACGCCCGCATCAATCAGTGGGGAACCCGAGACGAGTCTGAAATTGTTGTTTTCATGATCTACAAAAAGATTGCTCGGCGTTGCCATGTTTACCAATAGGGGCGACTCCGAGCACCAAACCCGCGTCATAGTGTGCTCCCCCGTGCCTACACCGTCAAAAGTGTAGGCAGTCATCCCACTATTGCCTGCAATTGTCATTGTTGTTGATGTTCCTGCAGACCTTACAACATATGGCGATCCTTTTTCTAGCGCGACACCTCCAACAGTTGGGAGTGTTCCGGTAGAGTCAAAAACCACAACAGCGTCAACCCCCCGATAATGCGCCGATGCAAACGTGAGTGTTTGGCTACCTGCAGAGGCAGTAAACACCACTTTATCTCCAGCTATATTCTCCCCTATATTGTTAAATAATTTAGTTGATGAATATCTAGGCGAGTCCTCATAATTAACTGTATTCCCAACAACTATATTATTCGCATACAACCCCTGGGCTCCAGTGGAAGAGTCAACTCCTTTTTTACACTTTGTTATTATGTTGTTACATGCAACTGAACCCTTTCCGTAGTCTGCTAAAAGTCCTGTGCCGCCTATATCAAAAACTATGTTACGGTAGTAACGTACACTATCAGCGACAACTAATCCAACCTTAGCCGCAGCAAGATTGTTTCCGCTAACAACACAATTTTTTACCGTTGTGTTATATTGGATTGATCCTGGATTTACTATTTTTACTCCACCATTATATGTCCCTTTTAAATGTATCCCATCAACAGTAATATTGTATGAGTTCGGATTTAAAACTGATGTCACGTTCGAACACAAAAAGCAATATCCATCATCTACAGATCCTTTGTGCCACGCTTCAGACATAACTCCATCTACAGTAGAGGTAATCAATACCGAAGCAGAGTTGTAAAAAGAGGAACAATTCAGTGGCACCGTTGACTCCTCAACGTATCCATCCAATAATTCGCATATTTCCACTCCGTACAGCTCAGGTTGGTGTGATCTGGCCGTTTGCCACGCGATTAAGCCACTATAAATTCGCTCGCTCCCGCTCTCTCCATATCTGGCCAACTGAGCAGCACTTAAACCAAGCATATTGGCAGATTTAACCGTATGCGTTCCGCTCCCTGTGCCAGTAAACGTAATCTGATTGGTTCCAGCCATTGCATCAGCTTTGGTTGGATAGAGGGTGAATTTTCCTGTGTCCGCACCATCACGAGGATAACAGGTTGCCCCAGCAGTGAGTCCGACTGGCAAGGTACCGGTGGTCGAAAACACAACCCCGGTGACTCCTTGCCGCAATCCGTGATTGGCGAGGTTTACCACATCGCCAGCGTCGGTGAACGTGACCGTTTTCCCGGACAGTCCGCCAAAACAAACAAGGGAATAGACCGTGGCCATCTATTGGCCTCCATTCTTCGCTTTGGCGCGGTTAATCAAGTCGTTCCACTCAACCACAATATCAACCACGCGTTCGCAAGGGGCGATCTGCGCCGGAGCGCACCTGGCCAGAGGTGTTCCGCAATGCTGCCATTGCCACCAGACGTTTACGGCCATGGCCAGCGCTACCAGCAGCAGGGCGCAAACTACCCATAGGGCTGCGACAGTGGCTCTCTCCCGAGCGCGATAATCTTCAGGCCGTATCATCATGATTGATCCTCCGCTCTTCTTGGTGAGGTGCGTCGGCTTCTCTTCGGTCCAAGCGCCCGAAAATTGCTTTGATGTCCTCTTTCATTTCTTTTTGCAGGGCGGTAAGCACCGCCAAACTGATCGACATCGACGCCAGTGCGTCCAGCTGCTTTTCAAGGCGCGTTACTCGGCCATCAAGGTCCCGGTCGGCTTGGCGTAGACTTTCAAGCACCCCACGGCTCACCCATCCACCACCGATTAATCCGCCGCCGGCAGAAAGCACGCAACCGACAATCACCTGCCAAAATTTCCAATCGCTCTCAGGTTGCACCATTCCCGCCTTTTTTTTGATCGATGTATGATTGCGCCCACTTGCCGGAGATCAGCGCCACCATAAACGCCTGGACCTCACCGGGCGGGACATACATCGTTTTAAGGTGGATTGATAGATACACCCACACCCCGCCAAACAGCAGGCAAAACCAGAGGGTGACGATTCGCAAGGTGCGTGGGGTGTCGGTCATCTCGCCACCCCAGCGGCGCCGGTTTGTGATGCGGCCGCCGATGCGTCCACGTCGGTGCGCTTTTCGGTGTTGATGGTGTCGGTTCCGGTGATGGTGTTGTGGTCGCCGGTTAGGGTGTAGTTGTTCTCGGTTTGGGCGATGGTGCAGGCCTGTTGGCACAGCAGGCACACCATTATCACCACCAGCCGGTAAAATCGTCTCGCCTGTCTCATGTCGCTCCTTGGGCGTTTGCCCGTTACTGCTGATAATTTTTAATCTGTGGAGCCGCTCCAGCCGCACTGACAATCACCCCGGCCAGCACCATCACCCTGGCGCCCGGATTGTAGGCTGTCGCCGAGTCGGCAATCAGCACCCGGCCGTCGTCGGCGTCCACGGTGTGGCGGCGGCCGGACCTGGCGGACACTGTCCCGGCCACTCGGCCAGCGGCCTGTTTGCGGAGTTCAATCATCCAGTCGCTCCATGGTCACCGAGGAGTCGGCGGTAAACGACAGCCCATCGTCGCCCACGGCCAGGGTATAGGTAATGGCGGTGAGCTTCGCCCTCACTGGTCCGCGCTCGCTGTCAATCAGCTCGCCGATGGTTCCGGGTTCGAGATTGCCCGGCGCGGGGATCGATCCGGAGATTGGCACACGCGGCGCTTGGGTGTCCAACTCTGCCATGGCCCGGACCAGGGCCACCCGCTCCGAGGGGATCATGGCGTCAGTCACCGTGGGCGCCACTCGGCAACCCGGCCCCAGGGTTCCATCGGCCAGGATTACCCCAGGCGTGCGGGCCAACCGCACGGTCACGGCGCTCATGTTGTCTGCTCCAGGGTGATCATGGCGTCGATGGCGTAGTCATCGTCTTCGCCCAGGACCAGCCCTGCCGGGGGATCAAATCGGTAGAGGTGGAAATGGACCGCATAGGTCAGGGTGCCCCTGGCCATCACGGTGAGGGGATCGGCGACAGCGGCCAACGTGCGGCCACTCACCGCAGCAAGAGCAATTTCGTTGCCCTGCCAATCAACCGCCACATCTCCTGCCGGGTAATGGCTCAGCTCAACTGCCACATCTTCCGGAGTCCACAGCGCGCCCTCCATGGTGCGGGCGCGGGTGACCTGGCCGCAATAGGTGATCATCCCGTCGGTTTGATACGCCAGCGATGGGGCATAACCCGGTTCAACATGGAGCAAAAACCAGATGGTTTCGTCCGCTCCAAAGGTTGTTTTTGGCTCGCCATCAACGTCGAGATTGAGGGTGTCGTCCAGCTCCAGCACCGCAAAGGGATCGCCGGCAGCTGATCCCTGGCCAAAGGTTACGCGGCATGTCGCAGTCATCGTTCCACCTCATAAAACTGCACTTCCTCGCTGCGGGGCGAGGTCCCGATCCACATGTGGCAGCGGGTAGTGTAGGAGATTTTTGCCAGCGAGTTGCCCATCACCTCCGAGGTCAACGACCCGTCCTCAGCGGCGGTAATCGCCCCCAGCGAGGCCTGCAGCCACACCACCGACACCATGGAGTACACTGGCAGCGGCGCGCTGGCCGATCCATCAACAAACTCCACCACCTCGTCAACCACCCGCTCTTCAACCACGCCGCTGTCCTCAATCGTCACCCAGGAGCCGCCGCTGGTGGCCAGGCCAAAGTCAACCCAGGGCACCCGGTAGCCGCGCACCCGCTTGCGATACTCGGTGATGTCTTCTACCTCAAAGCGGGTCGACCGGTCGCTCTCGCCCTGGTTACTGACCGTGATCACGTTGTAGCGGTTGGACTCGGCCTCGCTCTCTGAATCGGAGAACAAGCCGCTGTCTTCGATGGTCCAAGCCGGAGCCACCGTATCCCATTCTGCCGGCGGCGTGGGGTCAGCCATCCGCAGGATAAGCGCGTTGTTGGGCGAGGTCTGGACAATCCCGCCGATGATGGCCGCCAGCTTGCGCAAACCTTCCAGGGGGCTTTCGTCGGTCAGGAAAAAAGTCCCGCCGGGTTGCAGCCAGTCTTCCAGCCTAAAATCCAGGGTGATCAACTCCGGCAGCGAGGCAATCAGGTCGGCGGCAATCACCGAGGCCAGGGTGGTGGCCGGCCAGCTCATGGTCACAGGCAGGGCATAGGGAGCATCCAGCCCGGCAGTCAGCGAGCGGGCGATGATAGTGTAGTCGGCCCCGTACTCGGCGGAGCCGGTGTCTCCAGACACTGAGCGGGACCGCAGCTTAGCGGCCGCAAACAGAGTGTAGGTGGTCCCGGCCCAATCAATCTCCACAGTGTCGAGCTTGGCGATGGACCCAAACTCGGCCGGATCGCGCAGCACAACGGTGGCCTCAATCAGGTAACTGTCCTCGCTCCTGGTCCAAGAGACGCTGGACCAGCGCACTGCCACTCCGCCAATCCGCACCGGGCAGACAATCTGCTGGATTGTGGCCCCCGGCAGCAGCGAGTAATATCCCACCAGCGCGGCCATGATCTCGTTGCGCTCGCGCAGATCGTACCGGCCGTCGAGCGCGGCCAGCACCGAGGCCCCGCAGATGGCATATTCGCCCTCCAGGCCGGCGAGCACTGAGTGCATCAGGTGGTAGCGGCCTTCGAGCGCAGCCAACACCGGGACCATGTCGCTGTAGCGGCCGACCAGCGCGGCTTGGATGGTGGAGGCGTTGCCGTAGCGGCCGACGAGGCCGGCGGTAATCAGGGCGGCGTTGTCGTAGCGGCCAACGAGGGCTTGCTCCATGATCAGGGAGTACTGGCCCACCAATCCGGCAGGACCAACTGCCGACAACAGGTGGTACTGGCCCACTAGGCCCTGTTCGAGGTGCGACTCGTAGAGCCCGTAGATTCCCACCAAACCAGCAACCACGGTTTCATACACGATAACCGCCGGTTCGCCCTCGACACCCTCAATAAATGCCGCCTGCGCTATGGTGGCCATATCCCCCGCGAGAGTCGCGGCAGGGTCGGTCCCGGCCGATGTGGCGTAGCTAAAAGATCTGGTTGCCGAGGATGGACCACCAGGCACCCCATCACTGGCGCCCACGAGTGAAATGATTAAATCCTTGGTCTCATCCACCGCATACTCTACCCAATCCGACCAGACTGCGGCGGTCGATATCGTGACGCCTGCAGCGCCGCCGAAAAAAACCTGGACCTGGGTGCCGTCAAAATCGAGATCGCCTGCTCCCTTGTGGCCAACGTACATAGATGACAAAGTAATGTTGGCCCCATAGAGCCACCCCAGGCGGATTCTTATCCGCCCAGCATCCGCCAATACTGCAGCAGCGCTGCACTTTACGCGGCATTGCTTGCCCGTTAAGCCGCTGATGCCCGAGTACGGGCTAGAGGCGACGGTCTCAACGACGGTAAAAGCCATTATCTCACCCCCCGCAACCGTGAGTATCCACAATGTCGACTGCAAACCAATACCGGGGCTCCGGCCAGCCGGCTGCTGTCGGGACAAGATCGCAAAGCTGCAGAGCAGTCCGGGCAGAGAGGAGACCCATCATCCGCCGGAGAGGCGGTAGAGGGGTACGGCTGCAGGCGGCTATCGATTGCTGCAATCAAATCGGCAACAGTCTCTGTTCCGGGCCTGGAAAAAAGCAGAGCCCGACAATTTTGCAGCGTGGCGATGCTAAAGGCCTGCATTAGCATACCCACCCGCAAACACCCCCACCAGTGAGGCTGGTGACGGCAGAAGGGAAGAAAGGGGGCGGCGGGTACCCACTCTCTCCCCCAAAAGTTACATTGATGTTGGCGCTGATCTGGGCAATAGCCGCCAACAACGCGGCAAAATCCACACTGGGGCTGCCAAACCCGCAAAATCCAGAGGCTTCCCTCCATTCCGTGCTGTACCAGTGCCACACCTTAAACGATGCGTCCACAACACCATTCGGGGCAGGTCCGCTGCGCTGACTGCCAATGGTAAACGAGCACCCGTCCGCACACACATCTATCCCGTAATGCCAATCCGTCGGATAAGTCGGCGCTCCATACGTCACCACTGCCGTGTAGCAGTGGTCGTTCCAGGATCCAAGGGTGGCGAAGATAGTCCCCACGGCCGTGGAGCATCCATCAGTTACTGAGATAAAAGCTGTTCCGCACGCAGCGGGGAGGGTGGCCAGGTAAATACGATTGCCAGCGGTAATGATTTTTTTTGCGCCATTTTGAAACTGGAACCCGGATCCGACCACAGACCACTCATAAGGCCCTCTGCCGCCGGTGACGCCAATAATGACCGAGTTGTTGGGCGTCATGATTTCGGGAGACACCTCAGCGTCCCAAGCCAGCGGCTCCACCCCTTCGCAACAATTATTGCTGCGGATTTCCTGCGTGATTTTCCATGTCCCGCAGATCCCCCCAGGAGGCGACACCGGTACGATGCGCAGCTTTGGTCCGTACATCCCGTAATATTTTGCGGCCCCGCCAACGATGGGCAGGCCGCCCCGCCACGAGGTGGTGCGCTCCGGACACTGGGGCAGGGCGCCTGGTGGGTCCTCGCAACATTTGTCGCGGTAATATTCCGGGGTGCTCAGGGCGTAGATGCGGCCAGGGGCGCCGGTGACCTCGGCGGCGTCGCTGCAGCCCACGTATTCGGGCACGGTGATCGACTCCAGCAGGTGCATGCAGTCGCGGGCGTTGCCAGGGCAGCGGGTGACGTAGTCCGGACACTCGGTGATCTCGTCGTAGGTCTCCCGATACACTTCCTTGTCGGTGCACTGGCAGCGGTAGCTTTTGGTTACTGCGCGGAAGCAGGTGACTTCATCGTCCGACACCGGAGCCATCCAATGCGAGGTGCACGAGCCAATCTCCTCTGCCGCGTCGGGCGTCTGCAGCTCCAGCTCATCAACCAGGCCGTGGAAAAAGGCGCGGGTAACGCACTCGCCGGGCTCGCCGTCCTTGCCAAGGATGGTGACGGTGCAGCGGTCATACTCGGTGAGATATTCGGCGCGGATCGTCCCGGCCTTGATGCTCACCCCGCCAAAATCCAGGGTGTTGCCCACGCGGGATATTTTCGGGGAATCAATCGGACCGGAACTGCCGTACACCTGGCCCCGCCATTGGACGGTAAAGCCGTCGATCACCGGGTAGTCCAGGGTCAGGTTGGACGCATTGTCCAGGGTGGTCTGCTGGGTAACAGTTTCCCGCACGGTCTCGGTGGTTTTGAGTAGGCCGCCAACCAAGGCCAGCCGATAGTCGGCATCCTGGCGGGAGCGGATCACCCGCACCACTACGTCCACATTGCCGTCGGCGTCATAGAGGCAGGAGACCGCCGAGACGGTGGCTTCCACTGTGGTGGTCACTTCCTCGGCGCTGACGTCTTCTGTTTCCTCTGCGGTCTCGGTGGAGTCATCGCAGGCGTCGAGGTTGTACAAGGTGTCGAGCAAATCGGCGGCGTCGCTGACTGTGGCGGTGTCGTCGGGCAAGTCCTCTTGCTTTAACCGCACCCACCAAGGGTCAGTCGTCGCGCGGGAGGAAAGGTTGAAGGTGATGGTTGGCGAGGTCACGGCTTCACCATCCGGACGATTCCTAGCGGTTGGCCGGTGCAGGTGTTGTAGCGCAGCTGCGGAATCAGCTCATCCTCATCGTCGGTCACGCTGCCCCGGTCGCCGATGGTCGATCCGTCCGGGCAGGCCTCCAGCAGGGTGGCCACGCAGGCCGGCAGGGTGATGTCTTGGGTGGCTGTTTCGGTGGTCGCATCGGTGAGAGTCCACGCGGCGGTGATTACCTCCTCGATGTCGGTTATTTTTACCACTGCGGTTTTGGGGATGTGCATGGTCAAGGCGTGCTTATACCCCAGGGCGCGGCAGCGGATGCGGAGCACGCCAAAGATTTCCCTGTCCAAGCGGAGGCGATTGATTGGCCCATGGGGTCCAGCAAGCGGAACCATTTTCCCGGCGGCGACATCGTATCCGGACACGGCCGGCGGATCGACCACCACCCCGCGCGCAGTGATGGCCGGGCTCTGCCACGCCGCCACCAGGTCAGCAGCCAGACAGGGCAAGTCCACCGTATCGGTCATCTCGACCACCAGGTCAAAATCGCGCTCCTGTTCAACGGCAACCGCCGTCGCGATCTCGGTCCACTCCGGAATAGCGGCGGTGAGGGTGTAGGCCTGATCTGGCAGGGACGGCCAAACGTACAGAGTCAGCTGCGCAACTACCAATCCGCCCACCACCGAGGCTGCGCAGCTGTCGGCCACGTAGGTTTTGGCGGAGATTCCAGCGCGCACCATGGCCAGCATGTTGGCCAGATCAACCAGCGAGAGATCGCCGGCGGCCACCGGGGCTTGCTCCAGGAGCAGGCGCGGCGGGTTGGATGATCCTCCGCTTCCGGAGAGGTTGAGGGTGATGTGCGGCGAGATCATGTAAAATCGTCCTCAACAATTTCCTGGCTGCAGTAATCCACCACGCTGCGGCGATTGCCGGTTACTGGCTCATCGCCCGGGTCGTCATCTTCAGGCGTCTCGATAAAACCGGAGTCGCCCCCACAGACGGCGTCGGCATCGGCGTCAAAGGTCTCGATTCCTGGCGGCATCTCTACCGCCAACCAGTTGATGCCACCGCCATACCAGCCATACACAGCTGAGGTATAAAAATTGTCGATTGCATCCTCTCGGCGCGGAGCGGTAAGGGTGTAGGCGTGGCGCTCGGTGGTGTACACCACGTCCACCGCTCCATAGATTGGGACGGGGCTGGCGATGTCGCCATCGGTGATGGTCAGGGGCGGTGGGACAATCTTGTTGCCGCCGGCGTCGTAGACCTCATCATCATCGGCCCACTCGGCGCTGATGATTGCCAGCGGCGGATGGTTGGGGCTGGCGGTGGTTTCGAGCGAAAAATTGATGGTTTCCGATTCCTCGACAATTTCCTCCAGCCGCTCGGACAAGTCGCCGTAGCTTGCCGCAAACTGATAAGCCAGCCCCGGCACGCGCGGGTAGACCAGGATCAGGCAGACCACGCTGCCTCCGGTCAAGCCGCAATCCACCAGACTGCCCGCATCCTCGCCGTACAGCATCTCCCGCAGGGCGCGGACCATGGCCCCGGTGGTCACCCGGCCGGTGTACCTATCCCAATCGACCTGCTCAATCTGGAGCAGGTCGAGGGATTCCGAGACTGGGCCTCGGTAGGTGAGGGTGATGTGGGGCGAGTCCATTGTTTTTTATTTATTCAACAATTTCGAAAGCATGAAAAACATACGGCCCAGTAAACCCCGTCCCAATGAATTTTAGGGAATTGTTGAGTGCCGGAGGAATCAAGTGGCCGGTCCCGAAAGCTATAAATTTACGGGTACAGGCTGGAGCCTTAGGGTCAACCTTTGCCCACAAACAAAAATCATCCCGCTGAAACGCAACGCTCAAAACTTCCGCGCCAGCCGGCATCAATATTTCCTCGTTGTTCGGATTGATGATGTATTTATAAATTGTCTCTTCCACTTGCCCTCCTTTAAGCTGAATTGATTTGGCGAATTATGTTAGTCGCCAGAATTAGGCGCTCTCGCCCTGCTGCACCAGCACAAACTGATTGCCGCTCAGCGAGCCGCAGGCCGGCGGGATGTCGCGGCGCAAATAGGGATACAATGCCGGCGGATGCACCTGGAAGCTGAACACGTCGCCGACGGTAAAGGTTCCGGTCAATGCCGTCGCCGGGATGGTAAAATAGGGCTTGCTGTTGGCCGGGTTGATCGGAGCGAAGGCGGTCCCCACCACGCCCGATCCCAGGGTGTGGGTGGTGTCGTCACTAGTGCAAATGAAATGGGTGGCGTCGGTGAACACGCCCGACACCGTCATCTCGGCCGATCCAATCGAGTCGACCACAATCTGGGCGGTGTCGATGGCGCCGGTGCTGGCAAAGGTGTGGGTGTAATTGTCCAGCGCAGGGGCAACGTCAACCGCCGCCGGCGCAGTCATGATGTGGCCTCCGGTGCGGGTCTCGCTGTTCCAGGCGGCGTAGTTGTTGGCCAGGGTGGTTCCGTCCAGGGTGATGGTCAGCTGCGTTCCGCTTGCGGTTACAGTGTCGATGATGTGCTGCTCAATGTTGCCGCTGGTGGCGTTCCAGGTTGCCTTGTCGGTGATAAAAATCGGGTCGCCTGGGCGGGCGATGACGTCGGCCCCGGACGCCAGATCAGCGGATTTCAAATCAATAATCAGGGTGGCCCCGCCGGCGCTGACTGCACTGTGGAGGGCGCCGTTTCCGTAGCGGGTCTCGGATCCGGAGATGTCGGCCTGGCGGTCGCGAGCTGAGCCCATGTGGAAGGTGATCCAATCGTCGCCCCGGTTGGGCATGAAGAGCCTCAGCATGGCGGCGTACAGGGTTTCCTCGCTATCGTTGGCCACCACCACGCACACCTTGCGGTAGTCGGGCGCGGACAGGTTGCCGGCGGCGCGCGCGGCGCTGAACACGTTGCCAAACACATTGGCAGCCGTAGCGCTGACGTAAAGGTTAAACGACATCCGCCCGCCGTTGGTGGAGACGTCGCTCACCTCTTGCGGCTTGCGAAATAGGATCTCTGAGGTTTGGATGGTCATATCATGCTACCGTGATGAGGGTTATGGTTCCGATGTACCAGGAGTCGCCGTCTGGATCGGAGAAGTCGAACACTTGCTCCACGCTGATGCCGGCAGGGGGAATCCAGACCCGAAAGGTACCGAGATGGTGTACCAGGGTAAAAGATTCTCCGGCGTCACGCAGGGCGGCGAGGGCATCAACTTGAGAGCCAAGGAAACATCCTTTGATGGTGTCGCCGTCCCTGGTGGCAACCAGCTGCAGGGTCTTGCCGGCGCTCATGGCGATGCTCTGGATATGCACTCCGCCCATGGTAGCGCGGGCTGATCCGGCCATGGCCGCTTGGGTGTGCACCCCGTCGAGGCGGAGATTGTCGTCAAGCACTATGTCGTGGGCCGATACCGTCATCGGTTGGAGCTCCGGTAGCGGTTATGCTTGGCCACGGCAGACTCAAGGCGCTTGATGTCGATTTCATGGCCGTAGACCCGGCCGACTTGGCCGGATTGATCTTGGAAGGTAAACGAGGCGGAGTAGGGCGTGGCGGTTGCCATGGCGGCAACCGATCCACCGGAGGCAAGGCGCTGCGGGATCTGCGGCAGGCTGTCAATCAGGCCGCCGAGGCGATAACCGATGTTGGTCCCCATCCGCTTGGAGAGTTCGGCCAGCACAACATCGAACCGGCCGGCGTTGAAGGCCAGGGCGGCACGCAGGCCGCCGGCCTTGACCGACTCCTTGCGCAACATCACCTCGCCGTCCTCGCCGAGCAGCAGGCGACGATCTCCGCCGCCAAATCCTGGCAGCCGGCCGCCGGACAGGATATTGCGCACCCCGCCGCCGCTGGCCAGGGCTTGGATTTGTTGGATCATGCCGCCGTTGCGGTAGGCGCCGATGCGGCCGCCTTTGCTGTAGGAGCTGGTCGACACCGAGCGGCTGCCGTCCTCATAATCAATCACCAGCTTGGCGGTGCGCTTCTTGTTGGCCACTTCGTCGAGCTTGAGATCAATTTCCTTGATCTTGTCCAAGGTGTAGGTGCTCATGGTTTGCCAGTTTTCCAACCACTTTTTTTCCGCCTCGGACATGCCTTCGGTCAGATCAGCAAAACCTGATTTGTTTTTCAGTTCGCCCATGAATGATTTTGCGGCGGCTTCCTGTTTGGTGAGGATTTCAAACCCCAGGGATCCAGCCTGCTTCACGCCGTCAAACGAGGTTTTCAGGGCTTGTTGACTGGTGATCACCACCCGTTCACCGTCCTTTACCTCGGTGTTGAGGTTCGCGTATGCAGCGCGGGCGTCGTCAGCGTACTGCCGGGCCTCCTTAAATTTGGCCTCGCCCGTGAGAGTGTCGCCACTGGAAAACGCTGATTGCGCCGCTGCGGCCGCTTGTTTGGCGGCCGCCATATACTCCTCGGCTTCCTTTTTTTGATCCTTCCAGGCACTGACGTCCGACATACCGGACCGTGACATTTCCCGCAGTTGAGCAGCCACCGATTTTTGATGGCCGGCAATCTGATCCTGCAGGTCGCGGACTTTGCTGGCGTAGTCCTGATACTGCTTTTTCATCGCTTCGAGGGCGGCCCCGGTGACTTGCTTCGAGACATCGGCGGTCTGGCGGGTGGCGGCCTGCTGCTCTTTGGCCCCTTTTTTCCAGGTCCCGGTCAACTCGTCGTAATGGATCTCGCCCGCCTTGACCGCGGCGTCCAGCTGCTCCATGCTGGTGATGGTCAGGCCGGTTGCTTGGGATATCTCTTTAAATTTTGCCGCTACCAGGCCGCTGCTTTTCTCCAGCTGCTTTTGGGCCTCAGCGGTCCCGGCAATCGCGGAACGCATAGTCAGCCACTCACCGGCCCGGTAGGCCGCAAAAAAGGCGGCGGTTGCCCCCATCAAGCCCACCATGCCCACTTTGAGGGTCGACACCCCGGCTGCGGCCAGGTTGGTCCCGGCTTCCAGCGATTGCAACCAGGGAATGATGCGGGAGCCGGTCACCACCAGCATCACCGCGTTGAGCCCCCGCCAGGTGGCGGTGAGTTTGGCGATCACGTTAAAGGCCACCGTAAACGCCGCCCCGTACTTGAGCACCTCGACAATCACCTCATGGTTGGCGGCGGCAAAACGGATGGCGGCCGCTGCTCCAGTGGCGATGTTGGCGGCAAACTGGCCGATGCCGCCGGCGTTGTCGCGCAGGGCAACGCCCACCTCGGCCAAAGCCTTGACCAGCTCCTGATTGTTGCCGATGGAGTCGGCAACCGTGGTGCGCACATAGGCCAGGGAGCCCGACCAGGTGTTGATCGACTCGGCCGCTTTGCCCTGCAAGGGAATGGCTTGCTCGAGGAACACGTTGTACCGCACCTGCGCTTTTTGCAGATCGGTCAAATCCTTCCACGCCCCTTGGGTGGCCCCACGGGCGTTGTACCAGGCGGTGACATAGGTTTCATTGAGGGTGAGGCCGAGGTATTCCGATGCTTCCGCCTCGCCGCGCAAGGCGGCGGTGACCCGCTCAACCGCTCCGGCTAGATCGGTGCGGCCGGCGGCCAGGTCGCCGCTGAGGGCAATCACCTGCTGCATCTGCTCGGCATTGAGGCCGAGGCGCTTGGTCATGTCGATGGTGGCGGCGGCGGCGCCGCGCACCTCAGATTGGGAATAGATTTTGAGTTTGGCCGACAGGTCGGTAATGGTCTGTTCCCAGTCCGCCGCCGACCCGACTGCAAACTCACGGTTGGCCGCCTGGATAGAGGCCGACAGCCCGTAGGCGTTTTGGTCCGCCTGTTTAAGCATAGCGCCAACATCTCCGATGGCCGACAGCCCAGCAAAGGCTCCGGCCAACTGCAGCACCTGGGCGCGCATTGCCGCCACCTGGCCGCCGCTGCCGCCCACCTCGGAGGTGAACGCCTTGACCGCCGCCCGGCCCTTGCCGATCACCGAGGACAAATTAACGTCCCGCGCGGACAGGATGATTTCGATGTTGGATTTTTTATTTGCCATAGCTGGTAGCTATCTGTTTGAGCGCAAGGGCAAAAAAACTCATGCCGTAGTCCCAGGCGTGCTGGTGTCCGTGGGCGATGAGGATGGCGACGCTTTCTCGGAGGCGCTGGCGAGCATCCGGCTGATGGCGTCCAGTTGCCCGGCGAGCTCGACCCGCCGCCGGGCCATGACAAAAAAATCCGGGTTCATCTCCTTGGCCGCCTCGATAATTGGCATGTACTCCGAGGTGGTCAACCCGCCGATAATTTCCGTGCAGCGCTCCGGAGGCACGTCCAGCATCGCCCCCAATAACACCGCGTCGAGGTGGTGGACGTCGAGGATGTCGTCCACCGTGGTCCGGTCCCGCTGCGAGGTGACGTCAAATAGGCCGTCGATCTCCAGCGGGGTCAGCTCCCGGGCAACATAGGTTTTTCCTTCGACCGTGACTGCTTTGGTTTTGCGCATATTGTCCCTTCTTGTTGTTCAGCTGAAATTCTCACCAGCTACAGACTATCAACCTCCAATCACATCGGCACGCCATCCACCCGGCCGGGGCTGGTCTGGCCAGGAATCGTGATAAAGCTCAACGAAAATTCAAGAAACTCACCCTCGCTGCCCGCCTCGCTAACCAGGTTGACGGCTTTCGACGAGGTCAGCTGCACGCAATCAAACTCGACGGTGTGCTTCGCTCCGGAGAACTCGTTGTACAGCTCGCCCTGGATTTCCATTCGGGTCTGGGCGCGGGTTCCGATCTCAATGCGGTATCCGGACTCGGCGGCGTAGTCCCCACCGATCAGCACATCGACGGTTCCGGCCGCCAACGCTCCACCCGTTACCGAGGTGAATAGGCCCAGAGCGGCGTTGTATTCGTAATCCGTTCCCAGCACGTAGGTGGTCCCGGCGGGGGAAGAGGTGACCGTAAACGAGGTGAACCCCTTGTGGCCGACATAAATCCACTGGCCGGGCAGGGGAGCGGTGAACTCGGCAGGGGTCATTGTTCCGCCGGTTCCAGTGAGTTTGGTTTCGACCCCAGAGAAAAAGCGGGCAAGGTTGAAGGCGTTCCACTGGCGGAGGGTCATGCTGCCGGAGATGTCGTCGATCTCGGCCTTTGCCCCGATAACCTGGCCGGCGGTGGCCACCTTGCGGCTCTTGCCTTTCACCTCTTTGGATGCCACCTGGACCTCAAGCGGGTAGACCTCGCCCAGGTCGAGAAAGTTGGCGCCCGCAAGCGGCACGCCGGCCGCATCCACTTCCCGGCCAAAAATGGTCCCGGTAAACGATGATAGAGATAATCCTGTATTCATGGTTGCCTCTCAGACCCCGGCAATGCGGAGGTCGGCTTGAAATTGATAGAAGGGGTGCGGTTGGTTGCCGGCGTCTTTGTCGCCGAGCTGCCACACCACCGGAGGGATGATTTTGTAGCCGGCAAGGTTGCCGGGACCGCGCTCGACCAGTGGCCGCAAACAGTCCACCAGGCGGAGCAGATCGGCCATGCCGTCGGTCACGCCGCCGGCGGTGTAGATCTCGCCGATAACCCGGACCAAAGGGTTGATCTTGTTGTTGCTCTCTTCCAGGCCGATCAGCCGCACTACCACCGATGGGACTTGCTCGGCGTGGTCCTCCGGAGTCTCGGCAATTGGCAGGGCGTGGGCATAGACCGCCACCGGCAGGGCGGCGCCCTCGGCGGGATCGTCGAACAGCTGGCCGGCGGTGAGCGCGTCGCAGCGGGCAACAATTTGGCTAATCAGGTCGTTCATTTCAGCCCCTGCTGTTGGAGGTAAAAATCAGCCTCATGGGCAAGGTTTTTCTGAAACTTTTCGTCGCAAAAATCTTCTATGTATTCGATGTTTTCTTCGCTACTTAATAGCTTTATAGGGGTGGGCCCATATAGCTCTTCGATACGCCTGTTATCAGCAAGGGTTCTGCCCCTTGCTCCCTCTGCCGTTCCAGAAAGTGCCCAGTTGCGCAACGTTTTAACCGACATTCCTAACGCTTTTGCGGCGGCTGTGGCAGACCCCAGACTGCGGCGCAGAGCGAGGGCGCGGCTCTTTTGCTCCGGGGTGAATCTTTGTTTTTTTGATCTATTTACCCGTTCAAAAGCCCCGATGTGCCCTGATGTCATTTTTGCCAGAAATGCGCCTTTAACTATCCGCTTTCCTCGATCCTTTCTGATGAGCACCGAAATTCCACCAGCTGGAGAGTAGGCGCCCGCTTTTGTCCGTCTTGTTGACGGCACTTTTTTTGTACGAGCAAACTTAATCAAGGGGATGCCTGGAGAACTTTCTCCAAAAATTTTCCCCTCCAATTTATTGGGTTTAGCCATGCTGATATTGAGAGCAGCGCGAATATCCCCGGCTTTAATGGCATATTTTTGCCGGATCAAACGAACCATCTCGGCGCGAGTTGTCGTCAGGGTCTTATTGACAGCTCGACTAGTAGCCCGTTCTATCCCTTTGGGAACATCGGAGAGCATTTTGGTTATATCCCGCGTGTCTGCGTATATCTCAATCACGTCCGATACCTCATCACCTGCAGCACCACCACGTCCCCAGGGGGGCAGGACTCCACCATCCAGCGGCCGCCTTCAATCTGCAGCTCCTGGCCGGTTACCGGGGAAAAGCCCAGGTCGGCGCGGAGCAGATAGAAGGTTTGCCGCTCGGCCAACAGCCCCTCCGCGTCCGCCGGGAGCAGAGCAGGAAGATCCCGGATGACGCGGGGGGTTGCCGAACCTATCGCGATTTGCTCGGCCGGCCCATTGGGGTCGGCGAGGATCGCGGCGAGGTCGAGCAGCTGTTGAGCGCGAAGGGTGGGCATAAGGGCAGCCTGTTAGCCTGTAGTGGTTGAGCGGTTTAGCGAATTGCTTACGCGTTCAGCAGCACCTGCACCGTGGTGTCGGCGCTGGCTGCAGAGGCGTAGGCCTTGCCGCAGGGGATGTTGGTGTTGGTTTTGTCGACGTTGTCGTTGGTGGCGTCCCAGTACACCTGGTCGCCCTGGGTGATTACCAGCGGGGCTTCTTTCGCCAGCTCCCACACCTCGCAGACTGCCAGCTCTCCCTGGTCGCCGGCGGCAATGTCGCCCAGCGACACGCCCACCATGCCGGTGAACTCGACAACGGTCCCCGAGGTGATGGTGGTTGACCCACCGTTGGTGTATGGCATGGTTTTGCCTTCGCGAATATGTCCTGTTGCCATTATGTGCTCCTGTTACATGCCGGGAGGGCTAGGCCCACCCGGCGGGTTTATTGATGAGGATCAAGCTCCTGGGTTGCGGTGCGCACCCCGGAAGTCGGCAATGCCAGCGCCAAAACAATGCCTGACCTTGTAAATGATGCCGTCGGAGTTGAAATCAGGCATTTCGTCTACAAAGGGCTGCTCCATTCCTTCCAGCCAAGACGCCTCGATAAACGGCACTTGGTTGGGATGAGCAATCAGGTACCAGGCGGTCAAGCTGACGGCGTCGAGGTGCGGATCGGCGATGGGGGTCAATTTGCCCAGCCACTGCGGCTGGGCCACCCCGGCCGAATAATCCTTCTCCGGGTAGGATGCCGAGCGCAGCAATACATCGGAGGCGGTCTCCAGGCCAACGGGCGTCAACAGGTAGGCGGGCTGTATATCGATATGTTCGCCGGCAAGTCCGGTTTGCATGCGCATGGCCGAGCGGCCTTTATCCAGGCTGTCCACCGCAAGTGCAGCGGCTGCGGAGAGGTTGGCGTGGTCGGCGTGGAAAAGGGCAACGCCGTCGCTCATGCTGCCGTTGGCGGTGAGCAGCGAGTAGACCGCATCCCCCTCCAGCCTTCTGGCGGCAGCTCCAAACAGCCGGGGAATGCGGCTGAGGGCGCGGAGATTGTCGTTAATGATCATCTCAAACGTAAACGGCACGCGGACACCCTTGCGCACGATCCGGTAGGCTTCGCCAGCATCGCTAAATTGCGCGGTCTGGTACTCGCCATTCTCATTCATTCCCTTGAGGTCTGGTGCGGCCGACAAGCTGACCGCGTGCATCTCGCGGAAATCGTTTGCCGTACCGGTGGCCACCCAGGATCTCCAGGTTGCCGGCCACTCGTTGTAGGCGTCCAGCAGCGTGGTGTTCATCAACCCACCAAAAATATGGGGGAGATCGGAGGTGGACATGGAGCTGATTGCCCGCGTCAACATCTCGCGGTTACTCATGCCACGGAACTGCTGGCCCGCAGCCATGGAAACCTCGCGGACAATCTCCACCAAGGTGCGGCCGCGAAACTCGGTGGCCCCGGCGGCAGGGTTCTCGACGCGATGCCCGCAGCGCAGGCGCAAACCATCTGATACAGCGGCGCGCAACTTGTCCCGTCCCTCCATCCCAACCTGGGCGGGCAAGCCGGCCCCAACGCCCAAAGGGCGGTTGGTGGCGCGCATGTGGGTGAGGGCGGCGGCGCGGGCGGCGTCCACCGTGGAACCGGACAGCACCAGGGAGCGGATTGACTGGGGATCCATGCCGGCGTAGGTGCAGACGTCCTCGATGTCGGCTGCGCGCTGGCGGTCGGCGGCAATGGCGGCGGCGATCTGGGCAGGGTCCATGGCCGGTTGGGCGGTGGCGGCAGCCGGTGCAGCTGCACGTTGCTCGCCTGCAGCGGGAGCGGCAACCGGGGCAACTGGGGTTGTAGGTGCGGCCACATCCGCCCGCTCCGGCCCGACATAGGAGATGCCGCCGGCCTGGATTTGTTTGTGATACTCCCACGCCTCGACTTCTGTTGCGTCGGCGCGGAGCCCATTTTTCTCTAGAAATGCTCTGAGTTTGGGATGCATTATACCTCTCCCGTTGAGATTGCCAGGCCGGTGTGATTACCGATTCCTGGGAGTGGCCAGCCGGCCCCCGGCAACGCAGAGACTGCGCACTTTTGCCAGGGTGTCCGCGCCGATTGGCGTGATCGAAAATTCTTTGAGGCTCCATTCGTGGCTGACCTTGAGCGGCCCGCGAAACATCCGGCCCCTGATGGCAACCTCGGTCCCCTCTGGGATCCAGATTGACTTGTTTACCAGATAGCCGACCGATCCGTCGGTGATGTGGCCATCCAGCACCTTCTGGGCGGTGCGCTGCGATTTTTCATCCGCCGCGAATCGCACGGCGCCGTCGATGGCCGTAAATCCACCGGCCACGAGATTGGAAAAATCACGCACGCTGCCGATGTGATCGTCCACCGAGCTGCGGTTGTGGGAGTCCAGCAGCGGCACCTGGCGGGATGCGGGCAGAATCAGGCCGTCCATGAGCAGGACCTCATCGACAAAGTCGTACTGATCCCAATCAAACACTGTGGCCGGCTGTTCGGTGGTCAGAATCCAGCGAAAATCACCGTTGTCGTCCAGCGCGGCGCGTTGCCCAGGAGTGGCCAATCGGGGGGATGGAGCGAGCAAAGCGGAGCGGACCATGGCGCCAGGAGCAACCCCGGCTGAGGCAAAGGCGGCGCGGATGGAGTCGAGCAGGCCAGGGGCGATGGGGGGGCGATCAGTTGGCGCCATTTGCGTCTCCAGCAGGGTTTGCGGCAGGGGGCGGCCCGGCCAGCAGCAGATTGTTTTTGGCGCGCAGGGCGTAGAGTTCGGCCAACAGGGTTTCCTCTTCGATCAACTCGCGCAGGTTTTCATCCCAGTCTATCCCCTGCGGCGCGGACTCGCGGCGACGGGTCGACATGGCTTCGGCAACCTTGAGCTTGCTGGCCTGGCCGTCTTTGAGCGGATCAACCCAACTCCAACCAGGATTCTGCGGCGCTACCGCCTCCAGATACGGCCACGGGTTAAAGCGAAAATCAGGCATAGCCGTCGGGTTCATCCCGGATAACCAAGCCGACTCGATGAACCAGGCGTTGACGCCAAGGCACAGCTCCTCGTCGAGAAACTGCTGCATGCCCTGGTAGCTGAGGCGCTCTTCCAACGCACCCGAGCGCGTCGAGCTGTACGAGGCGTCGGTGTAGTCGTTGGCAAAGGCCTCGTAGCTCAGGCCCAGGCCGGTGGACTGGGTGCGGCGACTCTCTTTGACGTAGGGTTCGTATTGGTTGCCGGGGCGGTTATGCTCGGCGATTTTGATCTCGGTTCCGTAGGGCACCGATTGGATGCGGCCCGGCTCGATATAGTCCGGCATGTTGTCCCAGGTGGTCGGCCATCCGGCCTCGGTCTGCTGGCCGGGGGCTTGCTGCAGGCCAATGCCGGGATGGCCGACGTCCGGGAAATTTGATTGGATGAAAATGCCGAAGGCGGCGGCCAGCTTGGCCCCGATCCGCTCGTAGGCGCGATAGTCTTCCAGGTCGAACGACTCCATAACCACGGCAGCCAGCCAGGACACGCCGCTGGTCTGGCTGATGCGCTCCTGGTCGTAGACGTCGATAATATCGCTGGCGGGGATGCGCTCGGAACGCAACGAGACCCGGCCGGCCTGATAATCGCCGGGATGATGGCGGAACAGGTGGTAGGCCACGCAGCGGCCGTTTTCATCGTACTCTTTCCCCTGCCGGGCAATGTTGCCGTTGGCCAGGTCGCCGTCTATCAGAAGGTCGAGGTGATCCCGCTCGATCATCTCCAGCCGGAGGGGCGGGATGCCGGGGATGGAATCATCATAGGTGCGGTGGATCAGGATCTCGCCGTCGGCCCACATCTGCGACAGGGTGAGGCGCTGGATCTTCCAGTAGGTTTTTTTGCGGGTGATGTCGGCGTATCGGGCCCAGCGGGTAAACAACTGCTCCCAGGCGCGGTTGCCGGAGGAATCGAGGCCGCCTGTGCGGGTGCGGAACTGGAACTGCGGCCGGATGCCGGTGCGGACCGCGTTGTTGGTGATCCGCTTGATAGCCCCGGAGATGGAGGGGTTGTTTTTTGCCTGGTCGCGGCAGCGGCCGATGATGGTTTTGATGCCGCGCTTGATGTCGGCGTCGGCGGATCGCGGGCGAGGACGGAAGTTTTGGTTGGCTCCGGACAGCTCGCCGGCGACATAGGTGCGATAGTTGGCCAAGGCCAAGCGCTGGCGGGCAGGGTTGCCCAAGCTGTCCAGGATAACGGGGGCGGTGGCGGACATTAACGCCGGCCTCCGAACACGGCCTGGGCGTGGCTGAGGCGACCCGAGGCGGAGAGCTGGGCAATCTGCTGCTCCAGGCTGCGGATCATAGATTGGATTTGCCCCAGGTTGGCGCGGGTGTAGCTTTGACTGCCGATGGTGTAGCTTTGGTGGCCGGTGAGGATGGCGGTCTCGGCGGTGCGGTAGTTTGTCAGGCGCTCTTGCAGATCGGTGAGTTGGGACATGGATCCTCGCAAATCGTTGTTGATCGATTGCAAGGAAAATACGCGGTAAAATTGGAGAAAAAAAGGGGGCGAGTACTACCGGTAGTACTGTACTACCGGTAGTACCACACGCTTTGCACTGGCATGGGGATTGCTATTTTATACGGGGATGGGCGGGTGATGTTGGCGGGGTGATGGGGTGGTGCAAATGGTGTGGTTGGCGGTTATTCCGGCGGATGCAACTGAATGTAGCGGATAAAGGCCCCCATCATCTTGGTAGGTTGCCGCTCCCCGTTGACGATCCGGTTGACTGCCTGACGGGTCATTCCCATGTGCCCCCCCAGATCGGTTTGCGAAAGGCCCAATTCCTGGAGCACCGCCGCAAACTCGGCGGATGTTTCCACCGGTTCCGTGGGTGGAGGCTGTTCTGCGGCTGGGGGGAGTTGCCCTTCGATCAGTCCCCAGCGGGTGCGGACGTCAATCAGCATCCGCTCGCGGACGTTTTGAAGTTGATCCTCAAGGACGGTGAGTTTGTCCAGTTCTTCGTCGTCGCGGGCGCGGCCGCGCATGGCGCTGACCAGCTCCAGGCAGGAGAGCAATTCATTCCCGCCTGGGCATTCGGCGCGAATGGCCCGGTTGTAGAGGGCTTTGGTTTTGAGGGATTTGCCGTAGTGGGCGCGCATGTCGTCTTTGCTCACGATGGTTCCTGGCTCCAGGTAAAAGGCACGATCTTTGTGGTTATACACCAACTTGCTGCCGTAAAACTCCCGCAAATAGCGGATGTCCCGCAGCGCGGTGCGCACGTCGCACCCATGCTCGGCAATGATAATGGTGGAGTTCAAGGCCCAACCAAGAGCGAGGCGGGCTCGCTCCCAGTCGATGCGGATGGTTGTTTTGTAGGAATTTGTCACTTTTTAATTTCTACAGAGATCGGCAAGTTAACATCATGTCCTTTGGTAAAAAATTCACCCCAAACCTTGCCACGAGTATCAGCATCTATCATCCGCACTACGAAATCAAAAATCAATTCCCTGCCAAATACTTTTCGGTTGGCGAGTTTTTGAGCAGCCTCTTCGCAAGAGTTTGCGTTGTAGGTATATTCCTTGCCATTATATTTCACTGTGTACTTTTCCATGATCTGCTCCCTTACTGTTCTTTCCACCCTCACCGCGGGGGTGAGGTTTGGAGCTTTATTGCTCCCTTGATGTGATTAAATAGTACTCCATTGGGTAACAAATAACACCAAAAAAATGCAGGTGGGAAAGAAAAAAATGCGGGGCAAAATCGATGTCAGCGGTCAGTTTCCACCGACTTGATGGTTTGATTGATCCCGGCCAGGAGGCAGGAGGGATTGAGGCAGCGATGGTAGCGCACCCGGGTGTTGTGGTCCCACGGCCTGGTGGCGGTAATCTTGGCCGGCTTGCCGCAGCAGGGGCAGATGGCGCCGGTACGGGGGCGATAATCCACCCCGGATTCTGCGGTGGATTTGAGCAGGGCGAGGTGGGCGGTAACGGCTGGGCTCGGCATCTCTCTATCTCCCATACAGCACCCGCCCGCCGGTGAAGGGGTTGGCGGTGGCTGGTGTTTTTGGTTTTTGTTTGGCCGCTGCGGGTTGGCGCTGGCGGAACTTGAGCTGGAGGATGTCGGCGGCGATGTCCGACATGTAGAGGCTGTCCCAATAATGCTCCGGTTTTTTTCCGGGATTCTGCCACAGGCCGCGTTCGTCCACCACCTCTGCGCAGAGGTGGGCGGCGATTTCCTCGGTGGTTTCGGCGTGGAGGTGGAGGGCGCCCGGATCGTCGGCCTTGACCGCCAGCTTGGCGGCCGCCAAATCCTTGTAGTAATGGCTGTCGCAGGTGTAGAGCACCACCCCGCCGGGGATTTTTTTTGAGGTCCCAGGGTAGGTGTCAATCACGGTTTTGCTGTAGGGCTTTGGCCGGCGTCCGGTGGCGCCCTTGTAGGGCACGGCCCGACCAGGATGGCGGAGGCAGAAATCATAGACCTCGCTGGTGCGGTGGCCCATGGCATCCTTGACCATCAATTGCACCGGGTAGACGTTGCCGTCGGCGTCCTGGTAGTCGGTCTCAAACACCACCTTGGCCAGGGCTGACTCGGTCTCGACAAAGCCGGCCCGGATCAACCATTGATCGGCTCCCAACCCCCAGCCCACCGCCTTGATCCAGTAATAGTGGCCGTTGTCCTGGGTGTCGGACCCGCAGACCAAACCGGCCACCACATCCCCGGAGGGCACCAGCCCCTCTGGCCGGTCGTCGCGCAGGGCAAGGATCACGTCTTCCTTGCGCTGCTTTTTGTGGTGGGTGTACTCGTTGGCCTCGATCTGGGTGACAAAATAGATCATGGCCGCCTCATCCTTGAGGCCCTTCAAAAACGCGGCGGCGCACTTGGCCAGCTCGTTGAGCGGCGAGATCCAGGCCGGCGAGTGAAAGCCCACCTTGGCCGGACGATGGCGGCGGAGATAGTCGGTGCGCTCCAGGCCAACCGGCTGCCCACGCCACTCTTGCTGGCGCTGCAGCCGCTCTACAGCGGCGTCGTCGCGGGCAAACCACAAGCCGGAGCGCACTGCCTGGTCGCGCATCCGATCATCCCAGGCAGACCCGCAAAACCCGCAGATATATCGGGCATGGCGGCCGGCCAGCATCTCCTGGGGATCGCGGCAGCCGTCGAAATCGATCCGGTGGAACTCCATCCGCTGCAGCTGTCCGCAGTCCGGGCAGCGGGCGTGGTAATCAAAAATGACGTCCATCTCCCGCAGCTTGCGGACGATGCGCGACGGGGTGGCGGTGGGGGTGGAGTTCCATATTTTGAGGCTGCCGAAGCGGTCAAAGGCGGTGGTGCGCTCGCTGACCAGGTCCTCAAACGTGGCCTCTTTTTTTGACGGGTACTCCTGGCACTTGTCCAGCTCATCAATCAGCAGATAGCGGACGCTGACGTTGCCGAGGGTGGTGACGCTGCCCGACCAGCCCATGTAGATAAGCATGGTTTGCAGCTTGACCCGCACCGAGGCGAGATCGTCGGCCACCCCGGTGAGTAGCCGCCGCAGCCGGGGCGAGCTGGTGAACATGGGGGTGAGGTAGTCCTTGCAGCGCTTGGAGGCGGTTTCGCGATCCGGGTAGACAATCAGGGAGTCTGCCGGGGCAACGTCGGCCCGGTTGCCCAGAAAGGTTTCCCAGTTGGCCGAGCCGCCGGTCTGCGGGGCTTTGCAGTTGGTCACTTCCTGCACGCAGGCCTCGGCGGCGGTGTCCATGATCCCGTTCATGTGCGGCATAAAATCGGGATCGTAGTAGCTGCCCTTAAGCGGCCCGTAGGTGATTTTGCGATACTTGGGCGCCCACTCGGACGGCGGTTGACGCTTCTTTTTGCGATACAGCCGCCGCTCGCCGCTGCCGGTGCGGAAGCGGATTTTCAGCCGCTCGGTCCGCTGCTGGAAACGCTCCGGCAGCCAAGCCACATCGGCGCGAATGCGCACGGTGTGGCTGGAGGCGGTGAGATGGACGGCTGGAACGGTCATTCGGATTCGGTTGGGGGTAATGGGCTTGCTGTTGGCTGCGCTTCGGCAATTTTTCTCGGCCATGGCGAGCTGCCTTGCACCCGCGTAACCTTGGCCAGCATCCGGGCGCGGGCTTTGATGCCTGGCATGTAGTCGCGGCCTACCGGCGATCCGCCCAGCAGGCCCGCGCGGATTCCGTCGACCGGCAGGGCGAGCTTAATCATCGCATTGCTCCGGTTGGTGGGGGGATCGGCGGGCGAGTCGGCCCATGGCTTCCTGGGCGACCGGTGGATCAACGGCCAATTTCGGGACAAATCCTCCGGTAGAGGGCGGCCTTAAAAAAGTTTCCAGATCTTGCTGCGCGGCAACCAGGGGATCAACGGCGACAGCAGCAACACCACGCTCCGCCACAACCCCACCGTCAACCCGGTGCGACCACAACTCCCGCAACTCCTCAATCAACCCTTCCAGCAGCAGGGTGTAATTGATGTTGTCGCCCAACTTTTCCTGCACCATCTCCGGGCTTGGCACAGTTCCGGCGTCCAAGTCGTCGATGATGTCCTTGATCGACACGATGTGCTTTTTCCACATCCCCCAGAGCGATCTTGCCGGGGTGGTACCGTCCATGGCGGCGGCTGATTTAAAATTATGCAGCCGGTCGTTGTGTTTGCTGTACTCCGCGCCTTTTACTGCCAGCACGTGGTGACATGCGGCAAGGCGATGTTCGACTATTTTGGCGAATTGGGTTGGGTGCATTTTTACCTCTGTTTTTTCATGAGTTTGTCACAACAAGACTGTTAAGCTTTGCCGTAACTTGGTTTTTCTGCCGGTCCTTTTTTACCTTCTGCGACAAGACCATATTCAAAGTTTGGCCGTTCCATTACAGGTTGGTCGCTTGTAAGCTCCAGCCTGGCTATGTCAAACCAGATAGGATCTTTAAGGCTTCCTTTTTCATCCGTTCCGGGATGAACAATCGCCTGCACGCAACCGTACAGGTCGAAACTAACACTTGTAACGACTCCGGTTAAGCCGGTTACCTTGTCCCTACACGGAAGCCCAAGCGAATTAAGGTGTTTACTTATTTGCATAACGTCTCCTACAGCCTAACCAGGCAAGTACAGCCGACCCATGGAAGTCGGCGTTGTTTAAAATCTGCAAGTTCAGCGGCCAGGTGCAGCTGATTGCTCCGTTATTCATCACCGCTAGCTGCTGTCTGGGAGATCCACGCCGTATCCGCATCCATCAGCTTTTCCTCGCAGGCGGCGCATAGGCTGCCGTCCATATCGGCGGAGATGTCCGGGCAAAACCTTTCGCCGCAACCAGGACATATCTGCGCATTCACTACAGCAGTTGGTTTCGCTCGATCAATAAATCGGTCGCAAAGCGGCACCCGCAAGAAGATTAAATTTTTATAGTTCGGTGTTTCTGTCATCCTTTTGCCTCCCGTGCATTGATGCGCACATCAGCCTCATCCATATACGATTGCAACCGCTCGTTGACCATTTCCTCGGCCTCTAGTTCGCAGGTCGCCAAAACTTGCACCGTCTCAGTAAAACTGATGTCCACATCGACGCTGAAAAGGCGCTCTTCGCCGCGCTCCCTTTTGGCGTTCTGCTCTTCAATCTTGCGGATCGCCTCAATCTGCTCCCGATCACCAAACACCAACCGGCGACGTAGAGGAGCGGGAAGATGCTCTTTGCGCGGCATGGCCACGGCAGGATAATCTGCAAGCGCGCTCATCGCGCCGCCTCCCGGATCACCTCAATACGGTCAGGGTCCAGGCCTTGGATTTCGCCCCGCCACGCATCCAGGGCGAGGTCGAGCAGGTGGCCGTCGATGCTGGGGCGAGTATCAGGACTGGCGACCAGCTCGGAAAACGATTCCTTCCTGGAATAGATCACGCTGCTTATCGCGCTGGGCAGCTCGGCGTTGGACAGGCCGTCCGCATCCACCAGCTCCCGCAGTTGGGTGAAAATTTGCTCGTTAACCAGATTTACCCGCTCCAACTCGGAAACCCGATCCGCCAAAACATTGATCCGTTCAACTCGCGAATCCGTTAACTTTTGCGTTTTCTCAAACGCCGAGGCAAGGGAGTTGACAACCACCGGGATCTCAAAGGGGTTGATGGATCCAACCACGGCGACCAGGGCCTCAAGGATGGCCTCGGCTTGGGCGACCGCCAGAACTACTTGGTCAAAATCTTTGCCTTCGGTTCCGGTATGCCGCCTGATGGCGTCGAGCGCGTCTGAGGTGCGGCACTCCACGCAGCAGCCGATATATCCACCAGGGACTGATTGCGGGTTGCGCTGCAAATCCTCAAGCTGAGCGGCTTGCTGGATGATTGCCAGCTCAAATTCTTGCACCCCCTGCACCTCATCAAACCCAACCGCCTTGATCACATCAGGCGGGAAACAGGCCATCCAGTCGGCTCTTGCCGTGGCCTTCTCCACGCAAGCCATAACCGCCCCAACCAACCCATCCGGCGACTCGCCCACATACCCCACCGCCGCCGCAATCGCGTCCAGGGTGGCGCTTTCGCCTTTCACGGTCACCGTCTCGCCGGCTAGCTGCTGCACATACCAGCCCAGCATGTCGGTGCGGCGGATGGCCGCCGCGACTGTCTCTTTGTGGTTTTTTACGTGCGAGTGGGCGGCAGCGCAGGTGGAGCACATTTTGACGCCGTAGTTATTCGCCACCTGCAGCGTTTGGCCGCACCCGCCCTCGCACAATGCCCTTACTTTTTTTGTTGCCATATCGTCCCCGTTGGTTGTTGTTTTTGGTTGTTGTTTTTTTACCCGCTCCACCCGCTGCAGCTGGGCAATGGACACCAGCTGCAGCTCTTTGGGGCGTTGCTTTCCCTGGCACACCTGACACCAGCCTTTTTTTTCCGCAGGGTGGCGGCGGTGGTTGTATTTCCAGACGCCGTCCTCCACCCGATGCCGCTCGCACAAAGCCAAGAATCCCGACTCGGTCATCTTGGTTGGCCGGCCGCAGGTGATCGGGCACTGCTTGAGCTCCACCAGTCGGTCGGCAACCTCGCTGGTTCCGATGTAGGCGTCTGGTCTGGCCATGTTATTGCATCTCCACCGAACGTTTTTCCCACAGCTGTTCAATCAGATCGCAAACCTTTACCCTTGCCATTGGGGTCAGTTTGGCTATTTTTGCCCAAGATATTTCCCCGCCCGACTCATAAACATGGTCTGACAGTTGCGACCAAACACATCCAGAAATGTACCCGCAAAACAGGTGCTCAGTTACGCTGTGGCAATCCATGCAGGTTCGGAGCACAAACCAATCCCCGTCTGACTTTCCAGAAACACATGCGTACTTTTCTCCAACCGAGATAACCTCGCCACACTCTTCGCATTTCCACCTTTTCTTGGCAGACGGGAAAGTTTCTGATGGCCCGAAATCCCAACCAACACTGTCGTAATCACTTCCGATGCACGCGCATTCCATCACGCACCCCCAGCCGGCAAAGCCAACCGCACCGGATACCCGGCAAGCGCGTCCATCCTCGCCAGCAGCTCCATGTTGGCCCGGTAGGCCCGCTTGCGGTCGGCAACCAGGCGGTTGGCCCGGTCGATAGTCTCCACATACCGCTTGGTGGCCAGGGCTTCGGCCGCTTCCGCGCTGGCCAGCTTGCGTTCCAACACCCGGATCTTGATGATCGGGTCGATCTCAATCATTGCGCTCATACTGTTCCTCCGTTGTGGTGTTTTTTTCAAAAATAACCTCAAATTCCACGTCCCGCGCAAACACCGCCATATGCTCTTCAATGCCGGTGTGGAGCGCGTCAATCAGCTCCCGGCCACGATCCTGATTGCCCTCAACCAAGGCAATCCAGTCGGGTGCGGTCATTTGCACCATGGCCTTGAGATGGGCGAGCATGGCCACTGCCCGGCCAACAATCATCAACTCCACCTCATCGCGGGGCACATACTCGGCCCGGCGCACCGCCAGGTCGTGGCGATCTTTCTCCAGCCGCACCTTTTCCCGCTCCAACTCGGTGACCGCCTTTTCGTCGGCCATCCGCGACCTGGAATCGTTGACCTTCTCGCCGGTCTCGCGCATCCGGCAATGGATCTTGGCGTAGCGGTCGACCGCGGCCTGGGCATACTTGCCGGTGGCCCGGTCGCGCAGCAGCCGGCCCTCTTTGCAGTGCTCATAAAACTGGCTGCGGCCGATCTGCCAGCCGGAATCCTGAAGGTATTGCCAGGCATCCAGGCGGGTGTTGAAGAGTTCGTCGGCCTCAATATTCTCCACATCACCGGGTTGACCTTCGGCATCACCCAGCATGGGCAGCATATTGTCCGTCATTGGGGCAAACTCCTTGCGGCGGATCGCTGCAGCGTGTCTTCGATGTCGGTTGCCAGCTCGGACACCAGGTCGGCCAACTCATCAACCACCGGGTAGAGGCCGGATACAATGGCGGGGTTAGTGAGCGGCGCGTGGGTTTCGTGGCACTCCGGGCACTGGCCGTTGTCGTCGATTTGTTGGATAACGGACAGCACCTGACTGACGGCGTAAATGCCCTGGCCCAGGCGCTGCAACCTACCGGCGCGCAACATCAGGGCGCGGTGCTCGTATGAGCTGAGGCCGATGGTGTAGAGCGAGCCGTCGTAGGGCTGAGCGGCCTGCTGTTGCGTGGCGCTCATTGCTCCACCTCCGCCGCCAGGATGCAGCCGTAGATGGTGGCCCGGCCGCAGGGTTTGCGGCGCGGAAAATTGTGGTCGTCCAGCCAGGAGGCCATGGCCTTGAGGCTGGGCACATAGTTAACGTCAAAGCCTTGATCTCCATACCAGCGCAGGAACCGGCCATAGACCTCTTTGAACAGCACCGACTCGCCGGGAGCAGCCACCAGATGGGCGGCTGCAAAGCGGTCGATCACCGCCCTGATGTCGGCCCGGTCGCGATAGGCGGCGGAACCGGATGCGATGTCGGCGGCCAAGTCGGTCACCACCACCCCGGTCAACCGCTCGAGCAGCTCCAGGGCTTGTGGCTTGGGATTGGTGATGATTTTGGTGAGGTCGAGGGTGTAGCGGATATCGAGGCCGCCGGGCGACGCCGGTCCGCGATGGTGGAAGATGTCGGCCCGCTTGCCGGCGGCTCCGGGTAGGGCGTAGGAACCAGTTTTGCGGATGGCGGGCAGCACCACCGAGGTGACCCATTTGCGGAAAGGTTTAGCCTGCGGTTTGTTGGAGCGGATGATCAGGGTGTAGAGGCCGGATTCGGAGATGATGATCATCTGCTGATCGCCGCCAGGGGTATTAACTTTTCTAACCCCCTTTTCGTCGTCGTCGAGACCAGCGACGGCATGAGTGATATTCTCAAGTCCCAAAATTTGGCAAACATCCCTCGCAATAAACCAGGGATCACCGTTGATATTCAGGGTGCGGACTTCGTTGGATTCAAAACGGAAAGGGATTACTGCGGATGGATTCATAGCTGGGCTCCTTTGGCTTGGATGAAACCACCATTTGCGCTGTCAAACGCAAAAAGGGCGGCAATGTGCGGGTTGACAGACCGGGCCAAAGGAACCGGCGGGCACGAGGCCCCCCGCACACCACCACCCAAGCAAGGAGCAATGCTGTGCAACGGACGCAAAAAAACCGCCGAACCGATAAGTTGAGGCGGTGCGTCCGCCTTTGGCAACGGGCTGTCAAACCCGGTCACGGATGTTGCCGTGACAGACGCACTATACCCAACCAAGGGCATGGTTTCAAGCGGTTTTTGCATGGTTATTTTCATTGTTTGCAGTAATTTTTTTTGGTATCGCGGCCTCATTGGCTCCGCCTTCGCTGGCCTCAAGAAAACCCTGACAAGACTGTTATGCTGCAAAGAATCTTCCGCTCGATGGCATGTTTTCCATCATTGCAATTGGTGGCCGAACAGTGAATTTTGTCCCTCTTATCTCGACCTCCTGCTGCCCACGGAGAAACTGCGACACATCGACATCGGTGCCATTTTTCATCCGACGTTTATGAGCGGCCACAAGGTGAAGAATAGGGCGCTTCCGACCTGTTTCTGTAACCGGTAAATCGCGAGCATACAAAAGTGATTTTATTTCCTCTTGCATGCACCCTAGATGTGCTTTTACTAGCCCGTCGGTTGCAGATATTACCCACGAAAACCTCCTGTCTGCGGCGAACTGCATGGCGTAGGACGCCCCGGAGGTGGTCTCGTCAAGGATGGATCGGTCTGTTTGCAATGTTTCTTGCTTAACTCCAGGCTTATAGCCACGGACGTTCTGCATCTGCTGGACGCACGCAACGACGTTTCCGTTATTGCCAACCGTAAAGAAGCGCCGTTCTCCATCAACGCGGCCATCATTACCCATAACCATGAGCCACATGGCGTAGATTTGCCCGCTCGATCGTCGGTTCCAATATTTACCTACCGCTCTGGCTTGTTCGAATAGGCATGTGTAAAAATACCCTTCGTACTCTGGATGGACAGACTTAACTCTCTGCGCAATGGGAAAGCTCAAGCATCCACGGGTAGGAAACTGGTCGCTTTTAGCGTCAAAATAACCAATCTTTTCCCCAGAGGAGACAACCAGCCTAGATCCGCTTGGAATATAAGGCCCAAGCCTGCGGAATTTTAGCAATATATCGTCTGACAAGCGGTCAGACGGAGGAACACTTTTATTCTTTTTCACCCGAGATTCGTAGCAGGCAATAATTGCGGCGGCGACATTATATTCAAAGTCTACGTTGCTCCAGCAATCTATCGGTTTAGGCATAACAAAGTCGCTCCAGCCGACCAAAAGAGGTCGGCGATAATGGTTAAATTACGGTTGGCGGCTGAGCTCGGCCGTTAAGCGTCAAATTTATGTGGCATCCTGCTACAAATAAACCTTGCTGCATCCGGTTTTCACGCCGCAACCTCTCCCCGCCTAATATACGCCCCGGCAAACACCTCTTTGGCGTCCACCGCGCTGCGCACCGCCTCGGCGTGGGCGTCGGCGTCGAGGCCCACGCAGGCCGCCTGCAGCCGCTGCAGCTCGTTGGCGGAGAACACAATCAACCCCTCAGCAGACAGTTGGTCCCACAGCGCTTTATCATCGACAATATGGATTTCCCGGCCGTCGGTGAGGGTGATGATGCGGTGGTTTGCGGCGGATTCCTGGGCTTGTTCCGGGGCGGTTGGGGCAACTGCCGAGGAATCCTTGTCAGTTGGGGCGGCCGGTGGTTCCGAGGTCTCTCCCTGCGGTCGAGATGGCAGGGCAGGGGATAGCGGCGGCACATCATCACCAGCATTGACCGCCGCATTTGCTTCCGCCTTAAGATGAAAGCGAGGCGGCAATCCAGCCAGCACCCAGGCGCGGAGGTCGACCCCGGCCTGGTAGGCGTCGCCGGGATCTTTGCCGCCAATCACCGGCACCCGGTCTGCATGGCGATACTGCTTCAGCCACCAGAGGGACCCTTGGGCTCCGGGGCACTCCGTCTTTCCCGTGGTCGGATTGCGGCGCGGCGTATCGCTGTCCAGACTGATCGACAGATGGACCGCCGCCGAGAGCAAACCGTCGAGATCCTCAGTCGGTTTTGCGCTGGCGTTTCCCATTGCCACCACCCCGACCAAATCACCCACCTGGCCATCCAGCACCACGACATCAAGCTCCGATTCAACCACCACATAGGCCAACGCCTCCCGGTTGGAAATTAACGGCTCCCGTCCCGATCCAGGAACCACGTAGTACTTCAGCTCACCCTCAGCCACCAACGGCCGGCGGATGCGCAGCCGTGCAACCTGATTGCCGATCCATTGCGGAATCACCAAACCACAGGGCAACCACAGCTTTTTCGGCTTTTTGTCGATGCGGAGGATGGTCTCCAGGCCCCAGGACTCGCGCGGCCGCCAGGTGTCGTTGGGGTTCCAACCCAGGCCGTACTTGGCAATCATTGCCGGAGTGATGCCGCGCTTTGCCAGCCAGGCGAGTTGTTCCGGGTTGGCAAGCAACTGAGCATGGCACCATTCGGCGAATTTGGCGGCATGCTCGGCCCACAGTTGCGGAACCGGCTCGGTGCGCACTGGTTGCCACCCCTTAGCGTTGGTTGCTGACTGCGTCCCGTTTTTGCGCGTTGAGGGCGCGCTTTGCGGGGCGTAGGTTTGGGCGTCGATCCCGGCGCTGGCGCAGGCGTCGCGATAACTGAGGTGGTTTGCCCAGCGGTAGTACTCAATCAGGTCGCCGCCTTTGCCGCATTGCCGACACCAGAAGGTTCCGCCCTGGCCCTGCTCCGGCCAGACATGGAAACGGTCGGACCCTTTGCCGCCGCCGCATACCGGGCACGGACCGGCCCACTCAGGGCCCTTGCCGGACTGCGCGCCTACCCGCTTAAAATCCTGACCAGCAAGGAGCGTGAGCATTAGATGAGCCTCCATGATTATTTTTTTCCGAAAAAATGGGAATAAATGTTAATCATGCAATGAAAACAACTACTTGTTAGTAATATTACGATTATTGTAAATATATGGAGAAAATAAAAAGTAAATAGAGGGCAACCCTGAAGGGGTAAAATTTCCGCACGCGGGCGCACAGGAAGATTGTAATATGAGCAACAACTAGCTGTTTTGATTACATGATTATTATTTATGCTCATTTTTGCCCCTTTTTATCGTCATGTCCCGCCCCCGGTTGTCGCCGCCCAAGGAAAATGCAAAGGTCATCTTGCGGTTCATGCTTCACTTCCGATGCGTAATCTAACCCCGTGAACATGCGCTATTCCGCATGGTTTGCTGCGTCGAAAACCCTTCTTTTCCAGCCACGCCGACACCGCCTTCTTGGATGGTCGGTAGCGCTCCTGGCCGCCGACCGTGTCCTCATACCAGGCGGTGAACGCCCCATAGAGATCCTTGAAAACCAGCTTGACCGAATGGTCGTGGCGGGTTGGGTCCTCCGGATCGGGCACGGTTTCGACCACCTCATTGAAAAAACTGAGGATGGTGTCGTCCTTGCGCTCCTGATCGTCGATGGCGGCGCGCATGATGCCGGGTATGGCGAGCCCTTCCTCCTGCATCAGCATGCAGCCGCGCACCAACCAGGCGAGGATTCCCGACATCTCGGCGCGCAGCTCCTGGGGGAGGTTGGGATTTAATGCCCGCTGATAAGGGTCGGTTGGATCAGGATCGGAGACAAATTTGAGTAGGTAGGTGATCAGCACCAGCCGCTTTTTCATCGCAAAACTGGAGGCGAGGCCGCGCGGAAGCGAGTTGGTGTAAAAAACTATTTTATGGGTAGGAGCGAAGTTGGTTTCCGCCCGGTCATGCGGGGCGCGGGCCTTGATGTTGCCGCCGCCTGAGAGTTTTTTGTAGGCGGATTCTGACACCTTTTGATTGTCGTCCGACTCCTCGGCAAACACGGCCCGGCGGCCTTTGAGCGACATAAGATCGGCGCTGGCCGCCCCGGACGCGGTGCGGCTGTATTTCTGCTCCATCAGCATCTCGGGCGAGATGGTCCAGGCGAGATCGCCCAGCAGGTCGCGCAGCAAGTCAAACTCGGTCCCTTTGCCGTTGCGGCCCTCGCCGGCAAACACGCCAACCACATGGTGCATCACCGAACCAGTGATGAGGTAGCCGAAATATTTGTGGACGAAGCGCTTGATGGTGGCGTCGCCCATGTGGATCTCGTCGAAAAAATGCTCCCATTTGGGACAGGGGTGGTTGATGTCCACCCACTTGACCGGCACCGCGCTGAGCAGGTAATCGTCTGGCCGGCCTGGGCGACACTTGCCGGATCGGAGGTCAATCACGCCGTTGGCGCAGGGGAGCAACCAGGGGTGGGTGTCGAGGTCGTCGCCGATAATGGTGAGCGACTCGTCGCCGATGGTGGTGGCCCATTCAAGGCAGTTCTTAGCGCCGGCGATTGAGCGGAGCTTGTTGACCCGCTTGAGGTAGAGCTTGCGCTCTGCTTCCATGTTGGCCTTGGTCTCCTTGTCGCGCTCGTTTTTGATTTCGAGCTTGAGGTCAAGCGCCTCTTTGAGGTAGCGCTGGGCAACGGTGTCCACCGCGTTGCGCACTGCGTCTTTTTTGTCAACCTCCCAGTGGTGGCCGTTCCATTGCAGCCATGTCCCAAATTTGTTCCAGTTTTTGACCTGCACGAACTTGCCGCGATGCAGCCGCGCGAACAGCAGGCCGTCGCCGCGCTCGTTGTTGTAGAGGCAGGAGCGAACAAAACCGGAGGGGATGTCTTCCTGGGAGTCAAAAACAGGGGGGAAAAGCTCTGCTTCGGCGACGCGAGCAGACTCGATCTGCTCCTGCATGCCAGAGATATCGCTATCGTGGTGCATTGATCAGCGACGATTTGAGGTTATACAACCACCGGCGAGAGCAATATCTTCCCATGGCCTTGGCAACGGTGGGCACGGCAACACCCTCAAGGATGAGAGCGGCGGCTATTTCCCGAACAACCGGCTTGACGATGTCGCGCTGAACAATATACGTCTTGCCACACACCTTGCACCGATACCGCTGCTTGCCATTGCGATCCGTCCCATCACGCCGCGACAATCCAGAGCTGCACCCAGGGCACTTTGGAGTAACTTTGCCCATGTGGTCCCCATTCTGCGGATCGGCTAGGGCATCCGTCTCGCCCATCCAAGGCAACAGTGGTATCATTCCGTTTTTCCGGCTGAAATTAAATTTTGTCCGCGCATATTTCTCGCGGTCCTTTGTACCCGTGAAAGGCTGTCGCCCCAGAGGGACCCGTGCACCTGCAGGCCGTATTGCTCATGGTCGGCGGGTGGTTGCGGGGGCAGGGGGGAAACCGTTTCCTATCGGATCGAGAGACATCAAATCAGCGCGCACAAAATAGCAAATATCCTCAACATCCAGGCCGATGCGAATCATCTCCTCAACCATTGCATTACGCTCGATCATCGACATGCCGCACCTCACACAACCATCAGCACCACGGCAACCACGCCGCATGTGAACCATAACCACGCCTCTTTCCGCCCCATCCCACAGTATGCCAATCGCTTTGCCATCAGATCACCTTGAGGTAAGTGGCGGCTTGCTGCCCCGCTTGCTCGCTTGCAAGCCGCCGAGAGTGAGGGTAAGGAGTGCGGATAGCAGGGCCGCTCGCCGGTTGGCTGATGGGGAGAGAGCCAGGATGCAGCAGGGCCGCACGCTCCTGACCATTTGAGGTACGCATGAGTACGCCGTGGACAGAGATAGGCGCAGCCGTTACTGCTCCACCCATCTCCACCCGCGTGCTGCTCATTGGTGCGCATCCTTCTTTGATTTACCCAACTTCCGAGGCGTTACCGATCCAAACAAAAACACGCCCGATCCAGCTTGCGGGGCTTGTGGTGGTACAGACGCCTCTAGCTCCTCTGCCATCAACACAAGCTCCTTTGCTTGCTGGCGCAGGCGCTGGGCGTGAATTACAGCCAATGGCAACGTAGGCAAGGCCATGGCTCAACCCTTGAGTAATTTGGCATAGGTGCGCTCAATCGCGTCTATGGCCGCCTGCTTCCTTGCCATTACCGCGTCGGCCGACTCACCCGCCTCAATAGATTTCTGGAAGTCTGCAACCGCGCCGTAGTCTTCCAAAATCTCCATGTCGATGGTCTCTTTCAAAACCGTGATGGGCGCCACCTCGACATCATGGTCAAGCGCCGTCTCCAAATAGCTGATGGCAGACCGGGCAACGTATCCGAAGCCAACCGCATCCAAACGCTCAAACAGGGTGTGCAGCAGCTCAAGCGGGCTCTTGCAGCGCACCTGAGTGGTGGCTGGATCTTGTGCCCAATCATGGGCAGCGCGGATTGAGCGGTTGAAAATACGAGCAACGGCAGCTGCCCCAATAGCCTTCCGGCTGGCGTGAAACGCTTGCCACGGCTGCATTTTGCTTTGATCTTGTGTCATGGACTGCCTCGTCATTTTTTTATAACCTGCAGACATGGAACCCGAAAATAATTGCAGAAGATGCCCGCGCCCTGATAGGATGGACACATGCCGCCAAGCAAGACGCCCAAGGTCCCACCAGGGTGCGGGGCTTTTTTTTGTTTACTCACCGGCAGGGTTCGAACCTGCAGGGCGCACAACGTTGCCGGTGCGATACCTAAGCCAGCAGATTTTTCATGTTGGCTTCTTGGGTTGAGGGGGAAGGATATGAAAACTCCAAATGTCGTTACTACGATTGTCGATAGAGAGCGCAACATCACTTACGATGTTTTTGCATATCGAACGTTGACCCATGATGAACTTGTGTTTGCTGTTCGCCATTTTTACGCCCAAAAAAAACGACCAAAGGTGAAGCCAGGACAAAGGATCATCATTTACTCAGTAATTGGATTTGATGGACGATAGATGCAGCCATTTGCTCGGCAAATTCAGGCGGTAAATACAAACAAGCAGTCAACCCCGTATCGTGATCAAAAACGCAAATGTCTACAGTTCCATGGTCCTCGTCTGCGCTCACCGCATACAGGAGTGGTGATTTTCGGGACGAGAGTGATTTTTCGTCGTCGATCATGCTGGCTCCTTGGGTGTGGGTGGGAACACCTCGTTTACCGGTCTTTTGATGGCCGATGCGATGGCCTCCCGAATTTTTTCGGTGGATCGGACCCGATGGATTACTTGGCTGACGGTGGGGGGCTTAATATTAAGATTTTCGGCAACTGACTTAACGCCGCCAACTTTTTTAAGCTCCCGTGTTATTTCTTTTGGTTCCATGCCTAATTTATACAAATAAAATAGGCATGACGCAACAAATAAAATAGGCGTCGATGTGGATAATTTATTTTTCGAACGATTACAAGAGGCTATGTATATAAATAGGATTCGAACCCAGAAAGAATTGTCTGCGGTGAGCGGTATTGACAATGGAACTATATCAAGATGGAAAAACGGTAAGATAGGCCCCAATGACGATAGTTTAAGAAAATTATCAGAAGTCCTTGGATGCAGTTTCGAGTGGTTAAAATATGGGAAAGGGGAATTAGAAGTAAGATCCAACAAGATCTTGGCCTCTATTCAGCCCGGAGACAGCGGTAAAAAGCGGCGGCTTATAGAGGCTGGAAAAAAAATTACACAAAAAGACAACAGTTTGAGAATTCTTGTTGAGTGGATGGACGATTATTTCGGAAACGATCCAGATCAAATCCTACCCTTTATTTTTGACCTGGCACGGCAATACCCATCGTTTTCTGAATTTTTGGAAAAAAAAGGCAATGGCGGAGGTGTGGATATTAGATCCCAAGCGAAAGTCTCTAACTCTGATTGAGGGTATTTGACAGAAATTTTCCTAAAATATCAAAAATTTGAGGTGGAAAACAACAAGTGACAACGCAACAATTTACCCATTGCGTCAATTGCGGCGCAGAAAAGGTTGCTGGGGTCGAATGTCCTTTATGCGGAGCAATCTACGAACGTGCTGAACGGATATGGAGTAAACGACACCAGTCCAGAGCCGAGCCCTTACAGATGGCTGCAAACAATGAAGATGCGGCCAGATCTATTCATTCCCCAGAATTTTCCATCGACTGTACCGCCTGCAAGCTGCAAGGGGGAATGGAAAGGCGGCGGGTCAATCGATTTCCAATATTTATCCGAATGATTGGATGGATAATTGCCACTCCATCCGCAGTTGGGATGGCGGTCGGAATTTTTGTGGTTTTTACCAACGGAGGCGGCGGGTTTGGATCAGACACCATGGGCCTGTTTGTTGGCGGGGGTTTTTTTATGCTCTCCGCAGTTGGTGGGCTGGTTGGATGGCTCTTACTGATGCGGAAAAACGCTTGGGTGTGTAGCCGGTGCGGATACCTGATGGATCGAGCATGACAAACCAAAACTATCCTAAAAAGCGGGTATTCTGGGCATTGGCGGGCCTTGTTTTACTGAGCATTGTTGTTTCGGTAACTTATCAAAAGGGTGCAACCGGTCTCTCGCCTTATCAATCTGGAATATCAAATCAAAAAAAATACCAAAAATCGAGAACGCCAGGAAAAGTCGAGCGCAACCTCGGCGTGGAGTCGGTTCAATTCGGATCGACTGGGCAGGCGCAGGCCATGCTTCAGCTTTTAAACGATGTCCCAGGTAAAACCGATTATTTAATCACCTACCAAACCGCGATTGACGTGGTGTTTTTTGGGGTTGATTTCGACAAAAAAACAATCTCCAGGACGCACAACCGTCCCGACGGAACAGGAAACGCCGAACAATGGAGCGGGTATGTGCTGAGCCGGCTTGAGAGCGCGGCTGGCGGAGGATCGTTGAACGATACCCCAAAAGGGAAACTTCCGGGGACCTCGCAATATTTTCGGCCATGAGCGTCCACCAACTCAAAGACGGGCGATGGATTGTCCAACATCAGCCGGGTAAGGATCCAGAGCGGCCGACCGCCAACAAAAAATACTTTGGCCGCGGGCTGGAGGCCGAGCGGGCCGCGCGTGATTTCGACGCACTGCTCCATGCGGATCATCGCCGGCAATCCCGCCAAACATCTCCCCGTTTTGTGGATCTGGTTAACGAATACCTGTCGGCCAAGAAAATGAGCATGAGCCCGGTGAACTGGGCCCTTACTGTGGACAAGATGCGGCTGGTGGTCCTGCCAGTCATCGGGCAGATGCTGGCGCACGAACTCACTCCAACCCAAATCGATCAGTACGCAAACATGCGCGGCCAGGATGGCGTCAAGCGCACCACCATCCACCGGGAGATTTCAGACATCAGGGCGGTGCTGCGGTGGGCGACGCATCGGCGGTTGCTGGCGGCCAACCCGATGGAAGGGTTTGAAATGCCCAAGCGCGACGATGCGCGACTATCACCGCCAAGCGAGGCCGAGTTTCGGTCAATTTTGGCCAAGGCGGCGCCGCACCTGCAGCGGGCGATGCTGATTGCCTATCACATCGGGCTGCGGCCAGGGCGGGAGGAATTATTGTGCTTGCGATGGGAGGCGGTGGATTTTATCGGCCGCACGCTGATGGTGATTTCCGCGCAAAAGGGCGGCATGCCACGGAGGATGGTCCCGCTCAACGCGGAAATCTTGGCGCACTTACACGCCTGGTACGAGCAGGATGAGCAAAACGGGGCAGGGTACATCGTGCATTATCACGGCGCCCGTGTGGATAGCCTGAAAACGGCGTGGAATGCGGCAAAAAAGCGAGCCAAGGTGCTGAGGCGGGTGCGGCTGTACGACATCCGCCACGCCTTCGCCACCCAACTGTTGGCAAGGGGCGCGAATCTGAAAGCGGTAAGCGAGATTCTCGGCCACGCCAGCCCGGACATGACCATGCGCATTTATCAGCACGTTTCGGACGATCTGCGGCGCGCTGCCGTTGACCTAATGGTTGGGGTAGGTTTACCCCGCGATATCGCCCGCGAACCCCAGTAA